TAAAGCTGTCCCCGCGGTTTCGGGTGGTGGTGGTGGTGGTGGTGGGGTTTGTCCAACTGTCTGAGTAATAGCACCGGCAAGCATCGAACCTACGGAAGTGTCCGGCGTACCATTAGCAAGATTGGCAACCCTTTGCAAAGAGTCCCCCAAAGCATCATTGGCGACTGTAGCGGCATCTGCGTCATCTTTAAAAAGAAGATAAGCGCCACCGGCTACCGCCGCTGCGGCTACTAGGCCTACTGCTGCTGCAACTGGGTTTAATAGAGCCTGAGCTACCGCTGCGGCGGTGGTGGCAGTCCTGTAAGCAAGTAGGGCCGTGGTAAGGGCTTTAATCGCCACACCCATTGCAATAACGCCTTGAACAACTTTTACACCGGCGTATGCCGCAAAAAACGCGGCAATAGTACCAGAGTTCTGGGCAACCCATGCCCCGAAGTTAATGAAGGCTAGAGTTAGAGTCTGTACTGCTTCACCTATTGCCTTAATCTTATCGTCATACTCTCCAGAGACGGGGAGAGCTTCTAGTATTGCTTTAGTAAAGTTGGCTTCAATACTTTTGCCTAATAGAAAAAGAGAATCATTAGCTTTTTCCGCATTGGCTAACAACTCAGGGCCAATCGACAACCCCATATCATTGGCACGATCTCGGGCAAGAGCTAAAGACCCCGCGGTCTCGCTCATAATGGTTCCGAGCTCTTTACCGGCTCGGCCTAAAATCTGCTGTGCAATAGCGGAACGTTCCGAAACGTTTTCCATGCTTTGCAAAGCGGCAATGACTTTTAAAAGTTGATCTTCTGGGGATAGCTTAACCAGCCCCTCAAAAGATAAGCCTAAAGCATCAAAAGCGTCTCTCTGTGTAGATAGTCCACGGCCTAGGTCGCGAACCTGCCTTGAAAGCGCCTGTGTAGTCTTTACAAGGGCTTCAGCGGATGACCCGCCCAACTCAAAGGCCACCGCTAGTTCTTGGTAAGCGGTCGTATTAAGCCCTGCATTACGTGCGGACTTTGCGATTTCATCGGCGGCCTTGATGCTCTGCTTGGCCAGGCCTGCAAAGGCAACGCTTGCGCCTGCTGTTATTTTGGCAATGTTTGCAAAAGCTTTCTTGGTGTTCTTTGCATAATTAGCGATTGTCTTGTTAGCTTTGCGTAAGTCTCTTTGCAGCTTCGCATCGTCTGCGCTTAACTGTAGGACAAGGGATGCAATAGTAGCCATGGTTTACTTTCCTTTCTTTTGTTTGCGGGCTAATCTTTTAGCCGCTTTGTTTACGTTTTCGCCAAGTCCTTTTGCAAAGATGCTGCGGGCTTGCTCATGTAGTGCTGTAAATGCTGGGCGGATTACTGGGGTAGAGTTCCGGTCTCTGTTGCCATACTCTACGGCAAGAAATTGCTTGTAGGTGGCATCGTCGCCCGTCTTTCGTTGCCAGCCAACCTTGCCGAGCATCACGGTATCTTGTGTGACATCTTCGTTCTTTAAATCCTTCTTGTTCGGCTTGCGGACAAGGGACTTAACGGCGTTTTTAAGCGCTCCCGAATCTACGGGGGTGGTTGCCTCGATTCTCTGATGAAATGGCACCAAAGCGTCTTTCATGGGCTTCCTGTAGATGTTCCCCGCCTTCTTGGCGCCTAGATCCTTGGCAAGGTCTCTAATCGCTTTTTGAGCTGATAAGATCCCTTGCAATTCTGAATTAATCTTTGTCATCCTCGAAGCGCCTTTTTAGTTCGGGGTTTGTGGTTGAATTGGCGAACATGTGAAACGCCATTTTGAAAGGGTCGGGCTTTTTCTTTTCTTTGTGGCCGTGCAATAGCAAATTAAAACTAGGCAAAACTAGCTCTAGGGGTTGGGCGTCTTTAGGTTTGAACTTGGGCACGTTTGCCGCGTAGATTGCTTGCTGAGTATTGTGGCTGCTGATATAGTCGTAATTGATCTGCTGGGCGTCTTTTGCATAGCCGACTATTCCGTGCTGCATTAGCATATAATAATCATTTACGTATGATGTTGGGATAGCCTCAATCTGAGACCAAGGCATCCCGTTGTCCATCATTTGCAAGCGAAACATCCGCTCCTTGTCCTTCCCTATTTTCCCAGACGGTCAACGCTCGGGTTTAGGGCTTCGGGCACTGCCTGCATAATATCATTTAGCAACCGTGAAGGCATATTTTCTTCAAGGTCTTTAATTGTCGCCGCGTCCTCGAATGCTTTTCCGGTGGCATCACAGATCAGCTCTTTGAACATTGTTAAAACGCCGTTTAATTCGTGGTCTCCGGTTTCCCCTGCGGCCTTCAGTACCGCTTGGGTTTTCTTAAAGGGAAGATCTTTAATAAACACACCTTCAACACTTGTTGGAATTACGTTTACTCTTTTTAGTTGTGAAAGTTTAGCCATTTTATTTTTCTCCTGTTTTTGGGTTTAATTAATTCGTGTAACTGGGTTAACGTGTTTTGCAAAATACAAATCCATCAGAATTTCTGATCTACTCAGGGCTTCGCCTGCGGACATCTCGGGGTTTTCAATCATGCTATCCCGTGCCATTTCTAAAATATATTTTCTTTGATGTGCTCTGTCAAACCACCATCCTAGATTTTGTTCTTGGTCTTCCATTTTTAATTTTCCTTTTATTAATTGAATTTCGAAAAAAGAGCGAGTACCCCGAAAGGCACCCGCTGAGTTTTTGGTTACTAGGCTAAATCAACCCAAACCAAATCACCTGAACGGCGAACTGTTACTTCTAAAGTGGCGATACCATCGGCAGAACCGCCGGTAATGCTGGTATTTACTACCATGCCGTTAAACATACAGAATGTTGCAGTAGTTCCCGGAGTGTTGCCGGTAGTTGTGTCAAAGGCAACCACAAAGCCACGGTCAGTGGTTCGTGCGTCATCGCGAAGGGCGACTGAAGTAGCATCTGCCATGTTCATCGCCAGAGAGAAAGTAAACTCTTGCGCCGTGCCTTGACCAAGTACGTGTGAAACTACAGGGCGGCCAATGATTGATAAATCTTGAATTGAATCTTCGTTAGATAGCGCTGAAAATTCAGTGACCCCATCAACAAAATTGCCAGCAATGGCAAAGGCTTCGGCTGCTGCTGAGTCAAAAGTGGTAATGGCTGTTGCGTTGGTGTAGAGGCCAGAATTATGGCCAGAAAGAAAACCGGATGGTGCTGTCATGTTTATGACTCCTAAGTTATTACGTCAAGTTGTAAAGTCACCTGAAAAAGAATAGGCGAAGTGCTTGTTGCCGTTTGGAAAGCGTTGATTATTTTGAGGCTTTTAAATAAAGTCCCTTGGATGATTCCGCTAGAATTGTTGTACTCCGCGTAAATCTGGTTTTGCATTGATATTGCTCGACTATAGCTGTCGGCATAAATATTAATGTCGTAAGTGGCTCGGGTTAGCTCCATGCTCCCCCCGATGCCGCCGGTTTTGTACCCGCCTAGCTGGGTAATCGTAACCGCCTCTTTTAACGCTGGATCTGCCTGTACCGGTTCAATGGGTACACCTGCAAATTCAGATTTTGTAGCTAGGTCAATTGCGAACGCTTCTAAACTCATAATACACGCCTCACTTCAAAAGTAATCGTTCGGTTTTTGTAAGCATCTTTGACAATGCCTGTAACGCTGTATTCTATAGAGTCTATGATTACAAAATCGACCGTTCTAACTGTTGCAATGGTGGGCGAATAATAACAGCGAACGTGGTACGCTTCTTCTGTGGGCTGTAAGCCTCTGACCATTCGCTCGTCAAGACTAATGCTTAAAATGTCGGCGCCCGTGTTAAGTATTACCACGTTTGATGTCGTAGCAGTAGCCGAAAAGCTGCTGCCAGTTGTTGCCTTTGAAACAAAGCTTACCGGTCGTCGCATCATACCCAGTTTCTCCTATACGGTGCTAAAAGCCTCTCTGCGGTTATGAAGGCTTTGTAGCGGGAGCCTTCTATATTGTCGGCTCTGTCGTGGAATAGGTCAGAAATTAGCATTAACACCGCTTGCTTAATAGCTTCGCTTTCTGCGGTGTTTAGGTTTGAAGTACTATAAGTAACTGTAATCGGGTTTGTGATCTGCGTCGATAAAGCAACTAAGGGGGCGGCGGTATACACTAAGGCCGCTGTTTCGCCTGAGCCGTCTATTATTGAGGCAGTTGTTAAGGTTCTTATTACATTCGCTGCATCGTAATAAGTAACGGAGGGTGCGGGGCGGCTGTCTGCGAATCGCTTTGACAGCTCAAGCCGTGAATCCCATCCGTTGTAGTAGTCCACTACGGTAGAAGACTCTAATGACTCGCCTATATAATTGCTGGCAAATGTAGACGCTACAATAATTAAGCGGTTTAAATATGTGTTGTAAGTTGTATCGCCAAAAAGTGACAAGTGATCTGATACTTCTTGGAGTGACACTACACCTGCGGAAAGACTGTATTTTACTTCCGACTTAATCGGCTTTTTCATTCTGTGAACTCCAAAAAATTTAAAGGGTGTGGCGACCCCAAAGGGTCACCACGTTTTACTTCTTTAATTACTAGGCTACAGTGTGGATAACTTCAAGACCTACCAGAGCGGCATCATCCCAGCCGCTGTTCTTGAATCGGCCGTCTGCGTAGTAAGTGTTAAAGCCGGGAGCAGTCTGATCATATTCATCAATTGCCAAGCCTTTACGCTCACAAATAGCCAGACCGCGGCTGAAGTCGCCGAAGTATGCCGCGACTTTACCTGCGCCATCTGCAACAGCGGTGCCGTTTGGAAGAATGCCATCGTCAAGATATCCGTTAATCATTACGGGATAACCGAATACACGGCTAATTCCAGTAGTAGGGTCGAAGACCATACCGCCACCAGTAGCAATACTGGATTCAGTCAGCTTGGCGAACACGTTGGAAGAAACCATGAATACACCGTTGGTGCGGTAGGCTACGTCACAAGTTGCAAGCAAATCAGAAAGAATGCCAACAATGTTAGCGCCATCAATAGGCAACTGAGCGCCAGTGGTAGGCTCAACGTCCCAGATGACTTTGCCAGCGCCAGCAGTAGCTGCTTGGGTCTGCGTCTTGAGTACGGCTGCGGCGTCTTTTGCCTGAGCAACCGAGTACTTCTGTACAATCAAACCAGCGATAGTGTTACGGATACCATCAATGTCTTCTAAAGAAGGTCGGCTAAACTGCATTTGAGAAACCCAGTTCTCAATGATAACGTTCTTAGCTACAACGGCTGAAGTATCACGGGCCAGCAATTGCGCTTGAGTCTGCACGGTAGAATCTGAAGTAAATTCAACGCCAGTCACGTTAGGCAGGCGGATAGAGCCACCAGATACGTTCAAGACAGTAGCTTGAGCACGGAACGGGTTGAACTGCTCCAGTGTGTGGTAAGTGGCGTTAGAATCTACGCTGCGGGGATCGGTTGCGCCTACTGCTGCGTTGTTGCCGGGTACTGCTTTAGTCAGGTCAAGGCTTAAACGCTTAACTACTGAACCATTCTCGTGATTGTAATCCTTAAACTCCATTGGTGCTGCTCCTTTGTAAATTACGGGGGATGTGGCTGCCATTTTGGCTTCCATCTCTTCGCGGATTTCCGCCTTTGCTGCTTCGATTGCTTCAACGTGGGCGCTCTTTACTTCGTCCAAGTCTGCGGCTTTTACCATACCTTCAAGGTCGGCTTTGTCTGCTTTCGCTTCTAAGGCTTCAGTCTTTACCATGCCTTCCAGATCGGCTTTATCAGCTTTCTCGGCAACCTGTGCGTCCATCATTCCTTTCAGTTGCTCGGCAACACTCATTTCAACTTCACTCATAAAATTAGTCCTTATACAAATTAATTAATTGGGCCATTACGTCTTCATTCTTTAGCTCTTCTTCCACTACATCGCGTAGGGTTGACTTGCCAGCGGATATAAACGTCATAGCTTCTTTACGGGAAAGACCTGCATCACGCAAGGCTTTCTCAAGGTTTCTCAGGTCAACTTGACCATCTTCATTTTTGGCGGATACGATCTGCGCCTGTGGGTTGGCTGGTTGAATTACAATTGATGTTTCGAATAATTCAATTTCTTTAAACAACCTGCCGCCGGTCTTAATGTCCTCATAATCCGAAGATTTAAAGCCAATAGAAACAGAGCCGACCGCACCCTTCTCAAGATAAACTTTTACGTCTTCGGCTTTGGAGACGCCTTTGTAAAGCTCTCCTGTTCCGATGACGCCTTTCTCGTCTACCTCAAATTTTGTCCAACTACCAATAATCTCATCTCGCTTGTGCTCCCATAACATAGGAATAGAGGCGTTTTCTTGGTCGTTGAATTGTTTTACAAAGTTATCTGCTGCGCCTTTGTCCATCACATCACCAACTAGATCGGCGTTGCCGAATGTGGTTACGTATGCTTTGATCTCGCCAGCTTCAATGTCAAACTTTTTAATTAACAGCGGGGAATCCACTGACTTAACAATCATTTCTGCACTAGCCATGTGTCATCAGCTCCGTTAGTTTTCTTAGTGTTTTCAAAGTACGCCTTCAGGACAAGCTTGGTTTCACCGGTCTCTGAGTTGCGTAGCTCTACATAATTGCCGCTTGCGATTTCGTGCGGAATACTCTTTGTCTCATAGCTATTCATCTGGCATATCTCCTAAATTTCCGTCATCGGTTGCCTCTTCGCCCTCTCGGTCTCCCGGTTGTGAAGGGGGTGCCGGTGGTGCTGAGGTGTGGCCTACTTCGTCCATCCCTTCGCCCTCAATACGGGTTAAACCAATAAAGGCACGGGCTTCGTTAGGAGTCATAATAGCGGCCCCTGCGACTGCTGTAGCTGCAATGGTAACTTGTGAAGCAAGGTCACCCTTGATCATAGCACCAGCATCAAAACGAATATCCGTAGTGCCTGTGGTCAGATTATGACTAAAAGCTTGCTCAATATTGTACAGAATAGGTGCAAAGGTGTCTCGATACATAGAGGCTAAACGTGCGCTTTGATTAGAATACTTTTCATCAGCCATGCCACCCACAAGACTCGCGGGCACCCTGAATAGGGCTGCAATCTCGTTTATAAGGTGGGTACGTAGTGCTCTTAGGTCTGCATCGGCGGGGGTGCTGCCCTTCATGGCGGTCATCTTGCCACCCTCTAGGACTGCTATACCGCCACGCCTGCTGCCGCCTTGGCCAAAGCTGGCCTTGAGTTGCTTGTATAAAGCCTCCCGGCTAGTGTCGTCAAGGGCTGCCGCCATCTCAACTGAGTAGTTGACAGACACACCATTAGCAAAAGTTTCTGACATTAGCTGATCTGCGGCGTTCAAAGCTCCAATGCGCTCGGCGGCACAAAGTACACGGGATAACCCTGTAACATCATGGCCCGCAACATCGCGAATATGGATAATCTCTTTGTTTAGCATTACACCGAAAGACGAATGTCGATAAACAGGGATTCCAAACTTGTTAGCGGATACGGCCATATCATCGGGGTCTACTGGGATCATCTCGATGACCCTACCGTTAGGCGCTCGGACTACTCGGGTAAAACTGTTTCCGTAAACCAGTAGGTCTTTTACTAGGGCTGCTTTGAATTCGTAGCCTGTCTGGAAACTGTTGGGGCGCTTGAGTATTATGTTAAGCTGATTTCCCTCGGCCTTGTTTTCTCCTGACCAAACCTGTAAGGGAAGCTGGGCGATACCTTGAGCGATTACGTTTACGCAAGATAAGACTGTGGCATTTTTTAAAGCGTTCTCTGTGGTTACACTTTGACCGCTCTTTGTTGTTGAGCTTGCGGCATTAAAGAAAACCCCAGCGTGGGGGCTTCCTTGGCCTTCCGGCTTGTTGCGGCCTAAAATCATATCTATTAAACTGCGATTGTCAGCCATGCGGCCTCCTTATTATAAGTCTATGAATCCGAAATTGAAGGTTTCGGGTTTGTTTGAATTACCTGCCGCGGCGGATACAGCCATGATCAAAGCAATAATACTATCAATTTTTAAGTTCTGATCATCCCCTTTTCGAACCTTAATATTAGCGTTGAGATCCGTGTATACAGCGCAGTTACTAAGCTGCCACAGCAGAAAAGGGTTGCCGTCATGCTTTAGGCGTTCCTCTGTAATCCAAACTTCTGTTTCTTTTGAGGGTGCTGATAAATGGCTAATCCCTTGGCGTACCATTAGCACCGGCAAACCCTTGTCTTCTAATTCATTTACCAACTGAGTAGCGTTGTAGGGGTCGGCACAGATAGAGTGTACGCTGTGCTGCTTGCAGGTCTGCTCAATAAAACTTTGAATTTCTCGATAGTCCGTAGTTACTCCCTCGGTAATCTTCAAAACCCCAGACTCAATCGCCTGCAAATACATCGGGCGAATGTGAGGCGGCGCATTTTCTACAGCGGACTGTGGCAACCATGTCATAAAATCAACAGAGTACTGGCCGTTCCCATTATCCCAAACCCTAGTAACTGCACATAAATCCCGGGTCTGTGCCAAATCCATTCCTAAATAGCACGGGCCTTCTCGGACTACTTGGCCAACTGAGTTTTCCCAGTGCTTTACATCAATCCAAGCCGAGC